ACGAGTATACTCATAATCTTTTTTTATATCATCAGATTTTAATGGGGATATTGTCAACTCTTCTTTGACTTTATCTACCCCAATAATGCTACTTTCAATATTCAGAGTTTCATTTAATTTTTCATAATTATTTTTCATAACAATTAAATGTCTTTCTGTTGAGTTGGACTAAATTCTCTACCATCAAAAAGCATTTCAAGTGAATCTGTAAATCCAAAATTATCCTCTGGACCAGCATCAATTGGATCTGGAGTAACTGTATATCTCATCTCTCTCTTTGCGGTTGTGGTGTTAGTTCCAGAATAATAATCCACTTGAACTTTGCGGATAAGTCCATCAGTGCTTTCTGCAATAGGACCAAACAGATAAACTTTTGCAGTAAAATTAAACGTGTAAATTAAAATTCTTCTTGTCGAAAAATCCCCTTCATAATCATCTGTAAATGATACACTGTCTAAAACAACAGGTATGTCTCTTTTTTCTCCAATAGAATCTATCAAATCAACTGTTAAGTTAAAAGATGGTTGAAAATATGGTAAAATTTGTTCAACTACTTGAAGTGCATCATCATTTAATTTGGACATTAAATTTAATTGAAATCCAATGTTATATGGAACGGGAAGAAAAACTTTTTTTAAATTTGTACCATCAGATGCTTTGAAAGTTTGAGTTATATTTGCTTTTCTTGTCGCATCATATTGTATTGATGTCATCTCAAAAGATAATCTTGGCAAAGTAATTGCAACTGGTTTGTTTAATTCAGACTGTTGCTCTATTCTGGCCAGAAATTTTTGAATTGGACCATAAGCTAATGGAATTCTCATTTCACTGTAAGAATCTCCTTCACCATCCAAGTGTTTAATGTAAATTTGATTAAAAAGTGTTCCAAAAGAAATAATAGTCTTTCTAATAATTTGATGATAGTAATAAGTTCCTAACATTAGTAATTACCAAATGGATTTGTTTCTGAAAAATCTACAATGAGGTCTGCCTCTTTTTCAATTTGATCATTATCCTCGTATTTATCTTCAAACTTTGTTTCATCTATAGATTTTAGTGAATAAGTCGCACCAGAATCTTGACCAACTACTATATCTCCTGGCGTAAAAGTTCCATCAGTAGTTCCGACTTTAAGAATATTAGTAAGTTTATTCCAAGTTTTAACTCTTGCAGTAGCGTTGGATAGCGATCCTGTTATCACCTCATTAAAAGTAAAAGTTCCAATTCCAGTAAGAACTGGTGGTGCTGTTATTGTAACAATTGGATTTGAAGTATATCCGATCCCAGCATCCGAAAGTAAAATTTGATTAACTCCACCAGTTGTGCTGATTGAAACCCTTCCAATAGCAGTTATCGCTGCACCAACAGTTGGTGTGCTAAATGTAACAATAGGGGATTTTGGATATCCAGTTCCTGTAGTTGCAATTCCAACACTCGCAATTCCTACATAATTGGTTACCAGAACGCATGTTGCTGCTGCTCCTGTCCCCCCACCACCACTAATAGTAATTGTAGGTGCTACAGTGTATCCTGCACCAGTATTAGAGAGTAAAATTTCTTTAAGAGAATATACTCCACCTACAGAAGTTGTAATAGCGACTGCCGTTGCATTCATACCTCCAGAAGGTGCTGAAGAAATTGCTACAGTTGGTACTGATGTATAATCATAACCGTCATTTGTGAGAACAATTTTTCTAATGTATCCTATAGAAGTTGAAGCAGTTCCTGTTGCCTGTTGTCCAAAAGATATAAGTTGTAAATTAGTAATATATCCTTGATCCTTTAATACATTATCAATTTCTTCAACTGTAGTATTAATATTGTTCCATCCACCCATCTCATCTTCATATTCAAATAATTCACATTTGAGTTCATAAACATAAAGTTTTCCTAATTGATAAAATGGTTGCTCATGTTCAACAAATTTAACTTCAAATATTCTTTGCCCTAATGGGAAATAAATTATATCTCCTTCTCTTGGTCTATTGGATATTTCTATTTCAGTAGAGTCCATTGTTTCTAAAAATGGAGATATAAAATCTTCAAATCGTTCTCTTGATATTATTAAATCTAATTCATCTTTTAAATTCATACCAAACTTTGACAATATATCTCCTTGACCAGAATATCCATCATAATTATTGACATATGCTTCTATTGCAAAATTATCGTCAAATTTTGAGGATGATATTTCTTTTATAATAGTTTCTTTTCTAACAAATTTTCGAGGGATATAAATTACCTCTACTCCATAAATTCTTAATTGCTCATTAATTAACTCTTGTATGAGTCTTTGTTCATCTGGAGAACCTTGTAAAAAAAATGAATTTAAAGCCATTATCCAATAAAATCGTAAGGTGGTAGTTCATAATCCATTGCCATTCTTTGTTTAATGTCTTCCAATTCTCTTATTGCATCTTCATATAATTCTCTACCATTTAATTCAATTCCACCTGGAAGTTTTACACCTCTAAATTTAATTAGATTTTGACCCCATTGTTTTTTTATTAATGACGTTAGGTATTTTTTTAGGAAACTATCATTATATACTTTGGTGAAATCATTAGGATTTAAAATTCTGTAGCAATCAATAACTATAAAAGAATCTGCTTTTTGAGTTGCCCATTCAATATCAAGATACATTCTATTTTGTCTTTTATTAAATCTAATCTGTTTATCAGTAGTCAAAAGAAAATCTATGTCTTCCAAATATTTTTTTACCATTGTATACTGTAAAAGTTCGACAGAATTGAAATAGTAAAGATCGTTTAAAAATAATTGATATTTAATACTAAACATTCCTCCAGAAATAGAACTGGTATCAAATTTAAATACTTTTTCAATACCAATTACTGAATCTGGAACTTGAATATAATTAGCAGTTTCGTAAAAATTAAAAGAAGTTGTTCCTATTCCTGATATATTCGAAGATCCTGTTGTTGTTACAATACCAACTCCATTAGTTCCATTAGCTTTACCTCTGTCAATATCTTGTTGCGTTATCTTATATTTTAAATACATTCTTTCAACACCATCAAAGTGCCTTTCGTGAAAGTATTGTAGTGCATCATCAACCAGATCATCAATTTGATCATCTGCTACATTTATTTCTAAAACCGGAGCGCCTAATCTTCTTAAACAGTAATCTATTAACTCTTGTCTACTTGCAGGTTTTGCCATTAGCGAGTAACTCCTTCTCTTACAAGTACCATTCCTTCAATTACTTTAGTTTTTGAAGATCCATTATCAATCACAACATCATATACATATCTTCCTGGTTTTAAATCAGAAGTTTGAGTAGAACCTAAAGAAATTACAATTTCTCCAGAAGAAGCTGGTGCTGTAATTGATACAGAAAAATTAACAGCAGTGCTACTTCCAGAATATTTACGCATTTGTGATGCGACAGTATATCCAGTTAAATCTAAAGGTGCGCTAGTATCAACAGATTCTAAATTGAATGATTGTATAAAATTAGAATTAGAATTAACTACAATATTACTGACATATACAGCTGCCATTTATTTTAGAATGTTCTACACTTTTTATTTATACTACGCTATTTTAAAATTCAAGTCTAATATAACTTCTTGTTGCTTCAAATATAATTTGCAATACAATTTTGCAAAAGTTCTTAGTTCTTCTTCATTCATTGTATCAATGACACGCGACTGTTTTTCATATTCAAATAATTTATTTACAGATTCTAAATTAATTTCACCTGGTTCCATTTAATAACTCCTTTAGTAATGATTTTATTTCGTCAATATCTTTCCTCATTTGATCAAGTTCATATTTTTGCATGTCTTTTGAATTTTTCATATTAACATATTGATTATACGAGTTAGTATCACAATTTACAATTGCTCCAGTATGTTCATCACGATATAAATTTGGATGTCCTTTTACTGGTATCATCGTATTGCTATTGTTCTTAGGTCTCCAAATCTTGGAGCATATGCTTGATTAGTTCCAGACATAACAATTTTAATTGTGTATCCGGTAAAAATACCAAGATTACTTGCAGTAAACTCATATTCTAAAAATTGATTTTCCAAACTTGGTGGAACAAATATATCAGGTAGACCACTATTTTTAGATGGATCTATTACATCTAAGTAACCATCTCCATTATTATCGGTTGTGAGATTATCATAACCTGGGAATAATTCAAATGATTGTAAAACTTCACTTGAATCAGGTCTTATCAAACTATATAAAACTCTAAAATCTGCGGAGGAATGTCTATAAGCACTTAGTAATACTTTCAGAGAATTTGCTGGATTTGTGAGTTGAACTGTGTTTGAAACATAAACTGCAGCATGAGGATCGTCAAGTATACTATTAACACGATTGTCTGTAGAATAATCACTTATTGGTTTATTGATTCTACTATTTAACAATTCAACAGATGTTTCTCTCCAGAAAATAGCAGGAGAAATATTTGGATCACTGGTAGTTAAGTCAAGTTTTAATGTAAATGATTTATTTCTAAAAAGAGAACCCAAATATGTTTGTTCATTTATATTTGATGCAATAATTCTTGTAGATACTAATTTATTTTCTCCTTCTAATTCAACATCCTCATATCCCTGGTCTATAAATGATGTTTCATTTCCACTTACACTAGTTCCACTGACTGTTCTAATTTGACCAGTTATTGTTGCTGAAGATGATGGGTTGAAAGGTAAAATATGAGGAATAATATTATCAAATTGAATATTTTCGGTAGAATAAACATTATTTCCTCCACATAACGCCTCTGAATTAAATGAAAGTTCTGGAGCATTTGCTAAATCATTATCATTAGATCTGTTTATGATATTTGAATCAGCACTTCTGTCTACTTCAATATAATAACTATCAATATCTATCCCAGTATCACTTATATCATGATTACCTTTATTAATTCTTAATAAAGAAACATCACCAAGTTCATACTTATATACTAAATCACCAACTTTGTGCTCTTCTACTTTAGTTAAATTTATTCCTCTTTCAACTGTCAAAGTTCCTGGAGAACCAGCAGTAATATTTGTGTACTTCATGATTTCATTATTAATTTTTATAAAACCAGGATTAGTAGAACCATTAAAAGCAACACCTTCAAAAGTTGAAAATACAGATGTAGATGCAACACTAATTGTTGTGTCTGAAACTAATATTGGTGACGACAGTGTAGTTGGTGGAATATCACTTTGAACATTTGAAATTGAAATTTTATTTACATTAGAGTACATGTTATGATCAAAGTGATTAACTTTGAAGAATTGACCACTATAAACTCCACCAAAAGTATCCACTGAGGTAATGGTAGTTGATGCCATAGACACTCTTGTTCCAGAATCATCATAGTAAACTAAATTGTAACTAGATACTGGTGTTGTAAATGAACCCTGAACATTACTCAGATAAAGTGTGTCAACACCATTATTATTACCTGTAATTGTTATTCTCGCATCTCTACCACTATTACTTGAAACTGAAGAGGTTACAATACCCACAACATCACCAATAGCATAACCAGATCCAGGATTTACGATAGTCACTTCTCCAATTATACCTCCAGATGCAGTTATATTTAAAGTCAAATTTTTTCCACTACCAGTAATATTGTAAGTTGAAACATTTGTATCAGTTACATAATTTGTTCCTCCGGTGCTAATTCCAACCGAAGATGCTGAACACCCAGTCCCAATTATGGTTCCATAAACGTAAGTTTTATTACTTTCTCCAACTTTTCTTCCAGTAGTTAAAATTCCAATAGTTGTAGAATTAGTTGTTGTAGTAATACCTAAATTTAAACGTTTTGGTAAAATTGTAATTGGGTTTGATCCTAATTTTGGAACGTAACTATTACTTTCATTTAAAGTTGGATTATTAAAGTAAACGCTACCAGAACTTGAAGTGAATTTTGCTTTATACAATCTAAACATCATGTCCTGATCAGGGCTCTGTACCCACTCAGCACCATTTTGAGATTTATATAAAGTTCCTATAGCAAATATTTTATTGTATGGTATTTGACTTCCTAATGGTTTACCTAAAGTTTCAACAGTTATTTCTCCAGTTTGTGCTATAAAGACTTCATATCCTATAGTTTGTGGTGCTAAAAGTACAATAGCATATTGTTGTCCTGGTGCTAAGTAAATTGGATAATCAAAAGTTACTTTTGTAGGAACTGGTTCTGCATAAGTAACTTTACCATCACTATCTCTTATTATTTTTGTTGGAAGATTGATTTGAGATGGATTAATAGTTACTGGTTTTCCCAAAACAGTTTTAGTTACAGAACTAAGTTCAATAGTTCTAACCTGAACCGTTACTGGAACATTATTGGTATCTTTAGATGCAAAGTATAAATCTACTGCAGTCAAATAAGCACCATTTGCGTCTTCATTAGGTTTGTTTCCGTTTTGAGTATCTGCAACATTACCAACTGCAAAAGATTGAGCAAGAGGATCCTCATAGTATAAAGTATTTGTTGTTGTTATTGTTCTCTGTCTTTGCTCCCAAGTTCCTGTAGATACAAATATTGTCTCTGCTGATGAAATTAATTCACTTCCAGGTAATGGTAAAAAGTTATCAGAATTTGTATTCAATCTGTAAACTTTAGATCCAGTTTGAATTCTAACCGCAGGAGGTGGAGAAGATAATGGATTTCTAAGGAAGAAGGATCCGGAAAGAAATCCAGCAATATCTGAAGTTAAACGAAGATCTTTCACATAAGCAACCGCACCACTTGTTTGACCAACTAATTTTGTTCCTTTGGTAACGTATCCAGAATATTTACCTTGCACTTGTTCAGATAAAGCACTAACATCAATATTTAAAATTTTAGATGAAGCACTATAATTTTCTGAAATATTTTCTGATGATGCATATGGATTGGTTGTAAATTCTAGAGATGGATTTGAAAATGGTCCCTCTTTATGATTTGATTTTGCAACTCTAAATGATATAATATTTTCATTATTAAAAGTTCCAACTACAGTTTCACCAACTACAAAAGACCCGACAGAACCATACGTCTGTAATGTAGAATCTGGCGAAATTTCTAAAAGTTTTGGTATAAAATCAACACCAGAATTTCCATCTAAAAATTGATAGAATCTTGTTTCTGGAATTAATGCATAAGCTTTAAATTCAACGTTTCTAGATCTCATATATTCTTCTTTTCCAGAAGAAATTACTTTATCAATTTCAGAAGTTGTTGTTTCTCTCCTAAGTACTCTAAAAGTACCAGTTACTCTTTCTCGTACTTGTTTATTTTCAATTATGTTAACATCTTCCAATCTAATTGTTCTTGTCCAACTATCACTTGGTGGATTTAATTTTATAATTCCGTTATATGAAATTACATGAAAAGGATTAACATTCTCTACTCTAGTTGCAAAAGGTTGTTTTATCCACTCTATAGATTCATATTTTAATGTCACTATATCATTAGATTTTTGAACATTAGAATCCAATAAAGCAAAATCATCACTTAGATCTAAACTTTCATCCGATATAGTAGTTGCTGAAGTTAATCTTAAATTAATGCTATTTTTAGATATAATTGGTGTAAGTTCATTATTTTTAGTGTCAACTTGAACCCGTGATAATGATTTATCTATTAAATTTTCATTTTTAAAATCATCAACAAAAAATCCACTCTTAAATCTATTAATACCCTCAGCATCTTGAATTTGTAATGTTTGAGTATTAACTTCAAGTAATGATAATGAAGTTATTCTTTCTAAATTTTCTACTCTATCTTCTATCTTTCCAATATCACGCATTGTATATCTACGATTATCTATTAAAGATAAAGTTGCATCTT